AGGGTAAGACACTGGTATCGATTGAAGGCGACGGCATGAACTTTGACGCAAGAGTTAAGCCACTTCCTACTTTTTCTTGAAATGGCAACACTCATCACTTCTTCATATGAAAGGACTCAGACATGAGTGCAACTAATGCACCGTTTGGTCTGCGCCCGGCATTCCACCCTTCTGGGCTGGACCGTGCTCAAGCGTTGGCTGGCGGTATTGTTTCGGGCTATGGCTCGAATATTCTAAAAGGGCAACCGGTCCGTTATGTGACTGGTGGCACCATTGAGCCGGCGGCTGCCGGACAGGCACTTTCCGGTGCGTTTGCCGGTGTGCAGTGGACTGATACCACGGGCCGCGCTCGTGTGTCTAACTACTGGCCCGCAAATACGGCATACCAAGCCGGTTCGTGCGTTGCCTACTTCTACAATGATCCTCTGATCGTGTATGAAGTACAGGCCGATGGGTCTTTGGCTCAAAGCTCTATTGGCGATCAAGCCGATTTGAGCAACACCACTGCAGGCTCTGCAACTACGGGTTTGTCGCAATGCACTCTGTCGACCACTTTGGCCGGCGCAGGCGCAAGCGCACAAATGCGTATTGTTGACATTGCCCCGTACCCCGATAACGCTTGGGGCGATGCGTACACGATTGTTCGCGTAACCATCAACGAGGCGCAGTTCCAAGCGTCCGTTAACGCAATTTAAGGAGGGGTGAACTATGGCAGCCCCAATGAGAAGTACAGACTTTCGGAGTATTGTTGAGCCTATTCTCAATGAATGCTTTGATGGAGTCTATGATCAGCGCTCTGACGAATGGTCTACGGTTTTCCGTGAGCAGCAGGGCATTCCCCGTAACTACCACGAAGAGCCGGTCCTGTACGGATTTGGCGCTGCGCCGCAACTGCCTGATGGCTCGCCTGTAGCCTATCAGCAGGGTGGTGTTCTCTTCCTCAAGCGCTACGTTTACAACGTGTATGGTCTGGCCTTTGCGCTGACCAAAGTGCTTGTTGAAGACGGCGACCATATTCGTATTGGTCAGGTTTACGCCAAGCATCTGGCACAGTCTTTGGTGGAAACCAAAGAAACCCTATGCGCTAACGTGCTCAACTACGCCTTTACTGCCGGTTATAACGGCGGCGACGGTGTGCCGCTGATTGCTACCAATCACCCCTTGGTGTCCGGTACTGCCAGCAACCAGTTGACCACAGCAGCCAATCTGTCGCAAACTTCTCTTGAGCAAATGCTGATTCAGGTGCGTCAAGCCGTTGACAACAACGGTAAGAAGATTCGCCTGCAGCCGCTGAAGCTGGTTGTTGCCCCTGGCAACGTGTTCCAAGCCGAGGTACTGCTTAAGTCTGTTCTGCGTGCCGGTACTGCCAACAACGACATCAACCCGATCAAGTCGATTGGTCTGATGCCTGAAGGCGCATCGGTTATTTCGCGTCTTACTTCTGCTACTGCATGGTGGGTGCAAACCGACGCACCGGAAGGCATGAAGCTGATGATGCGTCGTGGACTGGAAAAGACCATGGAAGGCGACTTTGAGACCGACTCTATGCGTTATAAGGCTACCGAGCGTTATGACGTGGGTTGGACTGATTGGCGCGCCATGTACGGCACGGCTGGTGTCTAATTGAGGCGGGGGCCCTCCGGGGTCCCTGCTCCTACAAGGAGAACTCAAATATGGCATACAACAACGCTGTTACTAATTCCGCGGGTCAGCTGTCTGCAATCACCGTAACGATTGCATATACCGATACCAGCGCTGTAACTATTGGCACTATTCCTGCAAATTCGCAGATCATTGACGTTAACATTGATGTCACCACTGCGTTTGATGCGGGTACTACCAACACGGTTACTGTGGGTAAGACGGGCTCGGCTGCGGCATACGTCACTGCAACTTCTGTAGGCTCAGCAGGTCGCGCGTCGGTGGCTACCACCGGTGTGTATAGCGCTTGGGCAAACGTTGGATCTAGTGACGTTGACTACGCCACGGTTACGTATTCGCAAACTGGCACTGCAGCTACTGCAGGCGCCGCGCGCGTAACCATTGTGTATAAAGCTTTTGCTTAAGGAGTCTACATCATGGGACAATTCAAACCAATGCCTAAGATGCAGACTACGGAGCCTTCCGTTGAGCTTAAGCTCAAAAAAGGTGGCACCGTAAAGAAAGCAATGGGTGGTGCAATGCCGGCTGCGGCAATGGCTTCTGAGCGTGGTGTTCCTCGTGCTGCGCGTCGTGGTATGGCCCCTGCCATGCCGCGTCGTGGTATTGGCATGGGCGGTCTACCAATGATGCGCAAAAAAGGTGGTGAGGTTGAGTCTGCTAAAGAGCATGCGGCTGAGACAAAAGCCATTCGTGGCCTTAAGTCTGAGATGAAATCGCATGAGGCAAAGCCTGCTTCCAAAGCGCATAAAGGCCTAAAGACTGGTGGCGTTATTGAAAAATACGCAACCGGTGGGGTCATTCAGAAGTATAAGCACGGCGGCAAAATGGCCAAAAAAGCTTACGGCGGTAAGTGCTAAATTAAGTAGGGGTCTAAAAGCCCCTACTTTTTAGAGGTGCGCTATGAAAGTACAAGTCGTTTCTAAAACTGGCGTAGGCTCAAGCGACGCGCTGGTAATGAATACAAACATCAGCCCTTTCAATGTGGGCTTTGGCGTTATTGTGACCGGCACAGTAAACTACACTGTGCAGCATACGTTTGACGACCCCGCTGTTGGGTTTTCCACTTGGTTTAGTCATCCTACGATTGCGTCGCAGGCCGCAAACGCAGATGGCAACTATGCATTTCCGGTAACCGGTATCAAGGTGCTTGTTAATTCAGGCGCAGGCACGGCTACGCTTAAGCTAGTGCAAGCAGGTATTTAAGTATGCCGCACGTTGGCTATACGGGTGTCGCTAATCAGGCAAACACTACGGATGGCTTTGCCGCGCAAACAAGCGCAAGAAACGTAATAGGCGCTGGCATAGGTGAAGATGTGGGCGATGATGGCGTTGTCGATCTCTACGGTATAGCTCCGGTTACAGTTTTTTACATTGCTAATGAAACGGCACCTGGCTATGTCTTACAAGAAGACAACAGCAAAATTGTTTTGGAGTCTTCATAATGGCTGATCAGAAAATCTCCGCAATGCCGTCGGCCAGTACGCTGACAGGGGCAGAACTTGTTCCGCTTGTGCAGTCAGGCGCAAATGTCAAGGCGACTCTTGATGTTTTGCGAGCCTACGACAACGCATACGGTGGCTTTAGTGATAGCACTGATCAAACTGGTAGCGTTGCTACGGGCACTGTGATGACATTCAACACTGTTGATGTTGCAGATGGTGTGACATTGGTAAGTAATAGTCAAATTACTGTGCCTAATGCAGGAAAGTACAACTTGCAGTTTAGCGCGCAGTTTAAGAATACTAACAATGCACAAGAAGATACAACCGTGTGGCTGCGAATTAACGGCGTTGATCTTGCAAACTCAGCGACACAATACACAATACCGGCGCGTAAAAGTGCTAGCATTTTTGGGTATGGCGTCGTAGCTCTGACTTTTTTGCTAAGTTTGAATGCTAATGATTACATTGAAATTGTTTGGATTCCCACTAATACAACCGTCATTATGGAGCATTTGCCAGCAAGCATTACGCCTGCGTATCCGGCAATTCCTTCTGTGATTGCAACTATGATGCAGGTGGCCTAAATGCCTTTGGTCAAAAGTAAATCAAAAGAGGCATTTCAAAAAAACATTGCCACTGAGATTCGTGCGGGTAAGCCGCCTAAGCAGGCTGCAGCCATTGCATATTCAGTGCAACGTAGTGCTAAGAAGATGAAAGATGGCGGTGACCCCCGCCTTTCTGTCTCTCGTGGTGAAAAGCTACCTACAAGTCGTGGTGCAGGCCTTACTGAGAAGGGCAGGCAAAAATTTAATCGTGCAACTGGCGCTAACCTCAAAGCGCCTGCACCACACCCAAAAACAAAGTCTGATGCGGCGCGTAAAAAAAGTTTTTGCGCACGCATGTCAGGTATGCCTGGCCCTAAATATGATGATAAGGGCGAATTAACGCGTAAGGCCGCTAGCCTAAAGCGTTGGAACTGCCCGGGGTGGTAATCAATGGCAACAAGCGGCACTGTTGGTCAAACTGTCATATCAGTACAAACACTGATTGACCATGGCGCGCGTCGCGCAGGTAAATTGGCTGAAGAGCTTACTGTTGAACAAGTACAATCAGCAAAAGAAAGTCTTTTTTATTTGCTGTCTAACTTAGCAAATAGAGGCATTCAATACTGGTGCATTGACAAGACTGTTATTGGTCTTATTCCGGAAAAGTATGTGTACTACTTACCTGTAGGCACAATTGATGTTCTTAATGCCAACTACCGCACGGTATTGGCAAACACAAATGATCCCTATAGCTCTTCAGGTGTAACTGCCAACGCGTTTGATGGCGAATACACAAATATTTGTCAGTTATCTAATAACACGGGTAATATTGGTATTGATATGGGCGCAGGTAGTAGTGTCTATATAGGCACTGTGGGTATTTTGCCTGCAATTTCAGGGTCAGTTACCATACAAATTCAGGCTTCAAACGACAATATTACGTGGACAACAATCTATAGCCCTGGCGCAGTAACTTGGCAAGCAGGCACGTGGCTGTATTACGACTTGGAGCCATCTGCAGACACACGATATTGGCGAATTTTGCAAACTGCAGGCTCTAACATGGGCGTGTATCAAGTTGTGTTTGGTTCAAATGCTACGGAGATCCCCGTTGCAAGAATGAACCGCGATGACTACACAAACTTGCCTAATAAGAACTTTACCAATAACTGGCCGTTGCAATATTGGTTTGATCGCAACATTCCACAGCCTGCGATGTATATGTGGCCTACGCCTGGGTCGTACGCGCCTCAGCTTGTGGTCTGGAGGCACAGACACATACAGGATGTAGGTGATCTATCAGGTGAACTAGAAATTCCCCAGCGATGGTATCTGGCCATTCAGAATATGCTTGCGCATCAAATGGCTATGGAACTGCCTGCAGTGGATGCGGCGCGCATCGCATATTGCGAACAGCAAGCTGAAAAGTTTTGGTTTCAAGCCGAGCAAGAAGAGAGGGACAAAAGCCCAATCTACTTTGCGCCCAATATCTCATATTACACGAGATAGAAATGCCGCGTACGCTTAATACACGTGGCAACGCAGTTTTAAGCATCGCTATTTGCGATCGTTGTAAAATGAAGCGCGCGTATGTTGACCTGGGGCCTGATCCTAACTTTCCAGGCTTGCGTGTTTGCGATCAAGGTTGTCGTGATCAGCGTGACCCATATCGTCAACCTGCAAGACAACCTGAAAAAATTGCGCTGCGTTTTCCACGACCTGACGCTGATATTGCCGTATACCCACATCAACTGCAAACAGGTCCATATGGCGTGTCAGTTATTTCGACAGAGCAAAATACGCAAACGCCTGAGAATGATGGTAATCTTGATGGCCTAACAGCAGAACCCTGATGGCAAACATTACTATTACTCAATTGCCTGCGGCGCAGCCTTTAACAGGTACTGAGCTTATTCCTGTTGTGCAAAATGGGGTAACCGTTAAAACAACAACAGCTGCAGTTGCAAGCGCGCCAAACCAGCAGCAGACCTTCCTGACGATCAATCAGGAGCCAAGCCTGCCCAACAGCCGGTACTTATCCACAAGCACTGGCCTTGGTCTTACAGACGGCGGCGCGCAGTCTTTTTACCGGATTACCCTCAACGGGGCTTCTGGTTCTCTTGAGGCTGCTGGTAATGGGCTGATAGCTAAGACCGCCTCGAACGCGGTCACAAACCGCTCCATAGCCACCTCTGGGGCTGGTCTGGCCGTGGCAGATGGTAGCGGTGTATCTGGCAATCCAACGCTGTCTTTGGACGGCCTGCCAGCGGCTTTGGCGAACATCGGCGGCACCGGAATGCTGGCAGTCGTAGGCGGCACGGTCATTTCTGGCCGTCAGATCTATGGTACGGCCAGCCAGATTGATGTGGCTAACGGGAATGGCTCCAACGACCCAGTCATATCCATCACTTCAGATCCGGTCATTCCCGGTACTGGGGCGATGACGGTGCCTTCTGGAACATCGGCGCAGCAACCTGTCGGCGCTGATGGTCAATTCAGGTTCAATTCTGATACTCAGACATTTGATGGCTATGCAAACGGTTCATGGAACTCTTTTAGCCAAGCTGGTGGCGTATCCTCATTTAACGCCGGATCTACTGGTTTAACTCCATCCAGTCCAACTACGGGCGTTGTTGTTCTTGGCGGTATCGTAAATCCCGCAAGCGGCGGTACTGGGGTCAATAATGG